TCCGCGTAGATGCGCTCGAGGATCTCCGCCTGGCGCTCGGACAACCGGCCGCCGGCATCGAGGTGCGCCGCGACGTTCGCGACGAAGTCCTCTTCCCACGTCGTCAGGTTCACGCCGTCGGTCTCGATCGTCTCGACCCAGCGGCGGTAGTCGGACGTGCGGTCATCGCCGGTCGTCATCCCTGCGTCCCTCTGGCCTGCACGAGCGCCTGCTTCAGCGTCTCGACGGTCTCGGGTTTCAGCGCCTCCAGCGGCACGTAGTAGTCGCCTCCGTACAGCTTTCCCAAGCACGACCGACCAACCCACGTGACGCGCGCTCGCTTGGGTGTGAAGTAGCGCACCGTCACGGGATGGAGCGTCGTGCCCGCCCACGAGTTGAGCGCCACGAACGCCCGGTCGCCCGGATAGATGCCGTCCCAGCTTTTCCAGGCGCTCATCCCTGCGTCCCTCTGGCCGCGTCGAGGGCGCGCAGCACTTCGTCTGCCTCGGACACTCGGAGCTTGAGCACGTTGACGTTCGTGACGCCGACAGCCGCTCGAATGTCGTTCTCCCACACCCCGAGTAGTCCAGCAACCTCGGCCCGCAGCGTCCGCAGCGCCCGCGCCAGCGCATCGAGATGCCCGACGCTCGGCTCGGGCTTTGCGCGGGCCAACTCCGCGAGGATCACGGCGACCGCCTTCTCCTGGTCCCAATCCGTCGCGTGGTGCCAGCAGGACGCTCGGTTGAGCGCCCGCGCGATCCGTTTCGCCAGTTCGTCATCGCTCGGCTCGGGGGCAGGCGCGGCCCTTCGCGCGTCCAGTCCGCAGATACACGCGGGCGGGGCCTCGTTCTGCTCGATGTTGTGTCCCTGCGCCCACTGCGACCAGAGTGCAGCGCACGCATCTGAGTGCTTCGGTGGCTCGGGGGCAGGCGCGGCGAGGGCGGTTTCGATCCGCTTCAGGAGCGGCTGTACTCGGGGCGTGTGGAAGCTGTAGGTGGCAAACAGTTCCTCATACGCTTCTGCCAGCACCGCTCGCAGCCGCTCCGCTCGCTGGTCACTCATCGTACGAACTCCCACCCGCCGCGCCACGGGAGCGGAGCCCCGGTGCGCGCACACAGCGCCTTGATGCGGTCGCGACAGGTCACGCACCAGGACGGAAAGGACTGCACGAGATGCGACCGGTCGAGCAGGCACCCACCACACCCCAGACAGTGCGTGTGCTTCGCGTGGTCAGTAGCGAATCGCTCGAAGTCGGTCATCGTTCTCGCTCGCTGGTCACTCATGGGCGGTCCTCCGGGGCGACCGTGACCCGAATGTCGGATGCCTCCGGCTTGCAGTCGGGCGACACCGCATCGTGCAGCAGCCGTGCGAGGCGCCCTTCACTCGCGCGGTCGGCCGGCGTGCGGGTCTCACTACTCCCGATAGAGCCACACTTCTCGCAGTGCCAGAGGATCTTCATGGGCGGTCCTCCGGGGGCGCGGGCAGGGGCATCCAGTGGGAAGGCGGCCGATAGACCGCGCGTTCCTCATCAATCCAGTTCCGCTCGCGTTGCAACACCTTCGGACGCCAGCCTGGATGGCGACTCCACGCAACGAGCACGAACTCGCCCTCTGGTGCCGACGCAATCGGGTGCCACGCCCCGGCCGGATCGGGCACCGCGAGGGCGGCGGCAGCTCGCCGCAAGAGCCCGACCAGCGCCTCCCGCTCGCCCTTCGTCACGCGCGGTGGATCGCTGCCCAAGCGCATCTCCCACACTTCCAGTTCTTCTCGCAGGGCTGCGCGGTCCATTACGCCACCGCCTCCGTCACCGCACTCCGCCAGGCCGCGATCCCGGCCGCCGTCAGCCCGTAGGCATTCACGACCACGCCGTAGCTTCCGAGCCGCTCGCCGACGCGCGCGACGAGGCCAGCGTCCATCAGCGCGCCGCGCAGTGAGCAGACCGAGCTCCGCGGCAGACCGCATCGACTCGCGACCTCCTCGTCGAGCAGCCCGGGCTCCCCTGCCTCCGCGTAGGCCGCGAAGACGCACCGGACCTTCTCGCCCCGCCGACTACCGGCGTGCAGCGCGCCGCGGTAGCTCGAGTGGCTGCCGGTGCGGAACGGGAGGCCCTGCTGCGTATGCGGCACCGCGTCAGCCTCGCTTGCCGCCCGCTTGAATGGCGGCGATCGCCTTCGCCTTCTCGCCGGCCTCCTGCAGTTGCGCCGCGAGCTCCAGCGCCGCCTCCGGCGACGCGAGGAAGAGCGTTACCTCGCCCTCTTCGATCCAGATCGTGTCCGCGCCCGAGAGGTGCGCCTTCGGCGTCGCCCCGTGGACGTGGATCTCGACCCTGCCCGATGCCGTCATGCTGCTGCGTCCTTTCCTTCCGCCGCCTCCGCGAGCCGCTTCCGCCGCTTCACGCGCCATGCGGGATCCGGCTCCGGAATGTCCAACCCCCGCAGCCCGAAGTCCCGCCGGACGCGGTCGAACAGGTCCGTCGTCTGCTTCGTGTTCAGGTCCATGATCGACACGCGGCGCGTGCGCTGCCGGCGCTTGCCGGACTTCTTGTTGATCCAGCGCTTCGTGACCTTCTCGCCGTAGTGGGCCATCAGGTCGTCGTGCACCGAGTCCTCGTCGTCGCCGGTGAACTCCGCGACCATCGGGACGACCACCGCAAACCAGTACCCGCGCTGGAGGTCGCTCGTCTTCGGCCGCACGTGCTTCACCGTCACCGAGCAGGTGCCTTCGGGCAGGCGCTGCAGCTGCTCGGCGAAGAAGGCGCGGCTCGCGAGCTCGAGCTTCCCGCCTTCGATGCGGCCGTGTGCGGTGAACTCGTCCATCAGGCCGCGTCCTTCTGGCGCTGCCGCAGCAGCCCGTCGAGCCCGCGCAGCGTCACGTACTCGGCGAACCGATCGACGAGCGCCGCGCAGTCGTGGTGCAGCTCCGGGTAGGGATAGAGCCGGAAGGTGTTGATGTCGCGCAGCACGATCGAGCCGTCGCGCTCCTCGCCCAGGCTGAAGACGTAGTAGCTCACCGCCAGCGGCTGGAAGGCCTCGACCATGTACCGCCACTGGTAGCTCTCGGCGTACTTGTCGAAGCTGAACGTCGACCAGGTGGTCTTGTGCTCGATGAGATGCGCGCCGACGATCTGATCCGCCTTGCTGACGACGGTGTAGGGCCCGTAGTCCTTCGTCGCCTTGGCTTCGTAGACCCCGCGTCGATCCATGAGGGCGAGGGCCGGCTCCATCATGTCGAGCCCGAAGGTGTAGCCCTCGCACTGAAACGCGCCTGGAATCAAGTAGCGATCCGGGTCCTCGAGCACCTTCCCGAACGCGCGGCCGACGAGAATCTCGTGGGTCGGTGTGAACTCGCCGCGGATGGTTGCCTGCAAATCCGCCTCGCTCATCCAGTCCTGATCGGGCTGGGACCAGAGGCGAAAACTTTCCAATGTCGTGGCGCTGATCCGCATGGCCTACGCCGTCGCCGCAGCCTTCTCCGGCTCGGCCTTCTTCGCCTTCTCGAAGAACTGCTTCTTGGCCTTGTCGAACTCGAACCCGGCCGAGGGCGCGCAGTCGATCAGCATCTTGGAGACCTGGGGCGCGAGGATGGGCGGCAGCGCCTTGATCTCCGGCATCGCGGCGTTGTATTGCGCCGCCGTCGTGAAGCCGAGAATCTTCTCGCGCCACGCCTGCACCTGGCGCACGACCTGTGCGCTGGCTTCGCTGATGTCGCCGAGCGCGGCACGGCCCTTGTCGAAGAGCGCGGCCATGAAGTCCTGGCACTTCGCCACCGGGGGCAACTCGAAGGGCTCCCAGCCCGCGGGGTTCTTCCCGATCCACTTGTCGGTGGGATTGAAGTCCAGGATCCGGCGACGCCCGGCGATGTAGCCGTAGCCCACGAAGTCGGCCACCTTCATCACTTCGCTGTAGCTGGCGCCGGCGATGTCGGGGCGGATGATCCGGTTGTCGCCGTCCTTGTCTTCCTTGTCGTGCGCGACGAGCAGGACGTCCTTGCCCTTCGCGCGGACCTGGGCGATCCAGGTCCGGAAGTTGGCCTTGAGCGTCCCCCACCCTTGCAGCGAGAGATTCCCGCCGGGCGCCTTCTTCGGCTCCGTCTGGGCGATGTGCGCCGTCATCACGTCCAGGCAACGCCCGACGGTATCGACCGTCAGGGAGCTGTAGGGGTCGAGCACGTCGCCGCTCGTCATCAGGTCGGTCACGTCCGGCCAGGTGTCGATTACGAGCGTGTCGCGCCGGTTCGCGGCGCGATGAGCCCCCTTGTCGAAGTCGAGCAGCAGCGGATCCGCGAGCGAGTAGCCGAGCGAGGTCTTCCCCCAGCCTGGCTGGGCGAAGATGAGGAAGACGGGATGGCTGACTTCGATCGGCTCGATGGCCTTGATGATCCGCATGACTACTTCTCCCCCTCGCTCAGTTTCGGCGATCTGCTCCGGCAGCAGATCCCCGGTGGTCCCCTCGATCGATTCCCGGTAGGCGTCCACCGCGGCCGCCGCGACGTGGCGCACCATCCGCTTGTGATGCCCAGGCAAGAGGAAGTACGACTGCTCGAAGAGCGTCTCGGCGACGGCCGCGCGGGCGCGGAGCTGCGCCTCCCGCCGGAGATGCGCGCGCTGCGCCCGGATCGCCCCGCGCGTAATGCAGCGGGCCTCTGCGGCGACCGGGACTGGCAGCTCCCGGAGGCTCAAGATCTCCCCGCGGCACACCGGATCGACCGCTTGCGCCGTCGTGACGAGCTCGTTGGCGAGAAACTCAACCTTGCCGGGCGGGAGCGGGCGGAGGGGCTCGATGTCCATCGGCGGCGGTCCCGTGCGGGCGAGTGGCAATCGTGGGATACTTGCTGCGTGAGCCATGTGATGCGCCTCCATCGCGCGTCCGTGGTTCCTGAGCCCGTGCGTGCTTCCTCACGCGCGGGCTTTTTCGTTCTTACCCATCCAGCGATTCGGTTCGGCCGTGATCCGCGTGGCGCGGTGCGCGTCCGGGTCGTACTCAACCTCACGCTTGAAGAGTTCCAACTCCTCCGCGTCCACACCATCTCCGTGACGGCTCGTTCGATGTTCCTGACCGCCTGCCGGTAGTACGTGGGCTTCAGTTCGATGCCAATGGCCCTGCGGCCCATGCGCACGGCACCGTAGGCCTCCGAGCCCACGCCGAGAAATGGGGTCAACACGACATCTCCGGGATTGCTCCACAGCGTGAGGCAGCGGTCGATCACGTCGAGTTGCAGCGGATGTACGTGCCGCTCGTCCTGCGGGTCTTTCGCCTGCTCGTAGGGCAGCACGCGATCGATGCGGATGTCGTCCCAGAACGCCGAGGCGTACTGCCGCCAGATCCAATGGGAGTACCGGTTCTCCTTGTGGTCGCCGGTCCACCCCTTGTAGGCGTGGAGTTCCGGCGGGATCTGTCGTAGAGGAAGTCCGGCATCCATACCGGCGAGAACCCCTCGTCTCTCCCGAACTGGCGGCGCCGATCGATGAACTCCGCGTAGCTCGCCATCACTTCCCCTGCCGCTCGTCGAGCCGGCGTTCCCAATCGGCGTTGCTCAGGCGCTCGTCCTCATCGGCCTGGCGCGCCCCCCTCGCAGTGCTCGCAGTCGCTCGCCGATCGCGTGCAGCGCCGGACCGTCGTCTCGCCTGATCGGCACCGTTCGGTATGGCTCCCGCGAGCGATGGCCTGCTGCGCGTAGCCGTCCTCGCGGGCGTGCGCCTCGCACACGAAGTACTGGTGAACGACCAGGCCGGCGCGATCGCGGAGCGTCACGAGGTAGCCGGGCAGGGCCGGGGTGATTGCCGTCATGTCCGCACCTTCCGCTTGACCGGAATCCCGGAGTAGGGCTGCGACGTGATCGCCACCCGCCCGCACCGCGCACAGACCAGCCGCAACCGGCCATCCGGCTCCGCCACCGGCCAGCGATCCTCGTGCTGCCTGAACCAGCAGACGAGCGCCGACAGTCCGAACGCGCGCCGACGAGGACTGCGACCGGCCTCCCGGACCTCGGCGGGGTCCCCACCCGCCCGAGGGCACGTTCCGATCGGGAGCTGCATGCTCCGTCCTCCTCGTGCGAGCGATCGCACCGCCGGTGCCTCCTCGCCGGTCCAGACAATCGGCATCTACGTCGCGCTCCACGGGAGCGGGGCGTCCGGCGCCGTCGGCAGCAACTGCGTCGAGCACTCCGCTGCCACACCCTGCTCGCGGTCGCTCGCCAGGCAGCCGAGCACCGCGAACACCCCGACGTAGCCAAGGATCGCGAAGGCCTCAGCGACGAGGACCGCATCCGCGTCGAACGCTGGCACGTCATGCCCCGCGGCATCGGCGACGGCGCCGCACGTCCAGCCGAGGCCGCGGCG